AAACAGGGGCGGTATATGGTTTTATTGAACAAAAGGCAATATTAGCGCCTGGTACTAGAATTGAGTATATAGGTGCTAACAAAAACTACACGCCTATCACGATTACAAAAGGTGGAGGGTATTCACTGGGAGATTGGGGAGATTTTCCGTGGCTTAAAGCTAATAAGCCATATATGGTCAGATCAGATGGAACAGCAGACTACAGGCTGGACGAGAACGATTATACAAAAAAGGAAGATGGAACGGCATCAGATGTTGCAAATGCAGATTATGATGGCGGAGCATTTGCATGGGCGCAAAAGATATATAAGAGAGAATATACATCAGGAGACGACAGATATGTATTATTCAGGTTTGAGAAGGCAGATGGTTTTGAACCTATAGGCTTTATTGATTCTGATAATAAAGAGCTTGAAGGCGTGTGGATTCCAATGTTCTACGGCTCTATCATAAGCGACAAAATGAAATGCATATCAGGAAATCAGCCAGTATATAATAAAAATACTTCTCAAGAAAAAGCTGCTATTGACGCTTTTGGTACAAGAGCAAAATTTTTCGGTGGATCGATTGTTAATACATTGGTAGATTTAATGCTTATGTTTGGAAGAAACAGTGATTTACAGGAGGTATATGGAACGGGAAACTGCGGAGGACATGATGCAAGTCAGGAACCAACATATGGAGTTAAAAGAAATGCTGTTGTTAATGGCGGACAGTTCTATGGAACTAATGATAATACAAGTCTTAACAAGATATTCCACTCAATTGTATTAGGCTCATATAATCAATGGCTAAGAGATCCATATGTTATATGCGTAAATGGAGAACTGAAGGTTAGCAAGAATTATACATATGATATATCTGGCGCAAGCTATGAAACTACAGGAATTAAGTATTTGATTGATGATACTAACTGGCATTATCCAAGCAGATATGTTTCTGTTGCAGGATTTGGTTCGGTTCCAGAAATGCCATTTAAGGGAAGCACAAAGCTTGGAGGCTGTGATGGAATTATTGTTAGTGAGACAATAACGGCGCTTTCTCTCTTATTCGGTAGTTGTCACTATGGGTTTGCTACAGGACCTCGTGCGCGTTTTTTGAGCTATACCGCTGGTACTGCGTACTGGGGCGTGGGCGCTGCTATTCTTCTCCTTCCGCCTGTCGGCATAGGTGCTTAAAGAGTGTCGAGAGGAAATGGTTTACATGCATAAATACTAAGAAAATTAAAAGGAGGCAAAATAAACATGAAACAGTGGAAAAAAGAAATATGCGATACGCAGCCAGAGGAAGTACAGCTTATTGCGCCAGAATTATTAATGCAGCGTCGCAATATTAAAGTTGTAGAGCATGAAGCAACAGACAATATGGAAGCATACACTGATTACGAATGTGAAAGCAGGGAAATAAGTGTATCAGAGTATGAAATGATCAAAAGCGTTGAACAGATTAACACGGATAAAGCGATTGAAGATTACACATTACAGCTCATGGAAGAGGGGGTATTATAATGAGTACATTTGCGGTTGTTCTTAAGAGACTATACTCAAAAGGAGAGGTAACAAAAGAACAGGTGAAAGAGAGAGTCACTAGCGGGAAGATAACAAAAGAAGATTATAAATACATAACCGGAGAAGATTATGCTAAGTAGTATTGAAATTATTGATACACAGAACACAATAATTAAGATGCAGTCTGAGATTATATATGATTTATTTGGACTGCTAAAGCAATATGTAAGCGTAGAAGAACTAGACAACATTCCTGCTATAAAAAAGATAAATGATGTAGCGAGAATGAATGAAGAAATTGAATGCTAAAAGCTGGCCAGAATGGTCAGCTTTTATTGTTGTTAGGAGGTGCTTCTATGTACTATGACGATTCATAGCTTTTACCTTGAATTAATAAAAAATAGGAGGATTGATAATATGGTAACATTAAAGACTATTTATATGGCGGCTGCACACAACAAAATAATTCAGCTTGTGATTATAGCGGTAATAGTAGACACATTGTTCGGTATGATGAGAGCGGCTAAAAGCCACGAACTTAATAGCTGCTTCGGTATTAATGGAGCAATAAGAAAGTGCGGAATGATTTTTTCAATCATATTTCTTGTGATGGTAGATTATATAACCGGATTTAATATGATTGGATTCTTGCCAGAGACCATAAGACAGCACATAGGGAATCAGATAGGCGTTTCAGGCTTTTTTGCATTGTTATACATTGCGTATGAGACAGTAAGCATATTAAAAAACATGGCCTTGTGCGGTCTGCCTGTAAAAAAATTATGGCTGTATGTTAAAACATTCTTGAGTAAATATACAGACGAATTGCCTGATGATGATGAACTTGCAGTGAATAAGGAGGAAAAGTAATATGAGTATTAGAGGAGTTGACATTAGCGATAACAACGGAACACTTAATTGGGACATTATCAAGGAACAGATTGATTTTGCAATTGTTAGAGTGGGATATGGCTCTAACTATGAATCGCAGGACGATAGACAGGCTGCGAGAAACATGCAGGAGCTTGAAAGGATAGGTAAACCGTATGCTGTATATCTTTACAGCTATGCACTTAATGAAGAAGAGGCACATAGCGAAGCTGCACACATCTTAAGAATGATTGCTGGCTTTAATCCGGTATTAGGTATTTATATAGATATGGAAGATGCAGACGGATACAAAGTAAGAAACAACAAAGATCCTCGTACAAATGGAGAAGCATATACTAGATATTGCCAGATTGTTATAAATGATTTAAAGGCGGCCGGCTTTGAGGTTGTAGGTACATATGCTAACCTCGGCTGGTTCTCTAATATTTTGGATAGGGAAGCACTTACAGACAAGAAGTGGCTTGCTATCTGGGGACCTGATAGTTGCCCTGTAGATTGGGCAGAAATCTGGCAGGACAGTTCGGATGGTTGCATAGATGGTTCGTCTGCAAGAACTGATACAGATGTATATATCAACGAAGAAGCCTTCAACGCTTATGCAAAGATTAATGTGCCGGAATATGAACCAGAAGACCCTATTCCAGAAAGGGACATAGAAGATGTAGGCACAATGTACCACGAAGGAGATCATGTTTGCTACAACAGAATCTATTATACAGCTGGCGACTGGACTGATGGCGCAGCGCCATATTATACAGATGGAGTTATCACACATGTGTATGAAGGAGCCAGACACCCTTACCTTATCGACGAAGGAACAGGATTCGTAGACGATAATTGTATTACAGGTCACTATAACGAACCTGACGATACACCATCAGAGGAGCCAGAAGAAGAAGCTGAAAGCGAGACAGAAGATGTAGCGCACACTACAGTAGAACCGGGAGAAGGATTCTGGCAGGTAGCAGAAAGAGCGTTAGGAGATGGAACAAGATACCTTGAATTAGCGGAATTCAACGATATGGATATTAATACACCTCTTTACACAGGAATGGAACTTAAGTTACCTAATTAGAATTGAGCATATAAAATATATGTGATATTATTCTATTATAAATAGGAAGGGATTACCACATACAACATTGTGGAACTGACGAACTTGGTCATCTTGAAATGGTCAGTACAATGGTTCATCAGCTTACAAGAAATCTTACAATGGAACAGATAAAAGGAACTCCGTTTGAGGCATATTATGTTGATCATACGGTTGGAGTATGGCCGCAGGCTGCAGGAGGTGTACCTTTCTGCGCAATTGAATTCCAGTCAAAGGGGGATGCAATAACTGATATTGCAGAGGATATGGCAGCCGAGCAGAAAGCAAGGAGTACTTATGATAATCTGTTAAGACTCTGCCGTGATGATCCGGATGTGTATGAACCGCTGAAGTTTTTAAGAGAAAGGGAAGTTGTGCATTTTCAGAGATTCGGAGAAGCTATGTCGATTATACAGAGCAAGCTGGATTCTAAGAACTTCTATGCATATAACCCGGAATTTAAAAAATAATAAATAGAATGATATTAATAAAATATTATGATAGAATACATTTATAAAAGACTGATTAAAGGAGTACTTATGAAAGAGAAGATATATACTATACCTGTTAATGATGCATTTTCATCAGACTGTGAATGTCCGATTTGTTCAATGTATAAGGCACTGGAGGATGATGCAGTAAGCTATACAATGGGACCTAGTTATATGGAAGATGATATAAGGGCTGTGACTGATAAAAAGGGTTTCTGTCAGAAACATTTAAAGAAAGTGTATGACTGTGAGAACAGACTTGGCTTTGCACTTGTCATGAAGACACATCTTGACAGGGTGATTAATGATATTGAAAGTCTGCAAGATGGAAAAGTGGCAGGAAAGTCTATGTTTAAGAAAGCAGATAAACCGGCTGTGACAACGTATACTGAACAGCTTGAAGGCACATGCTTTGTATGTGAAAGGATTGATAACACATTTCAGAGATATCTGGACACTATATTTCATATGTATAAGCATGATAGTGATTTCAGGGGAAAGTATAAAGCATGTAAGGGATTCTGTACGAAGCATTATGGCATATTGCTTGAGCAGGCAGCTAATTCTTTAAAGGGGGATATGTTAGATGAATTTATTAAGACAACTAACAGTCTCTATATTGAGAATATGAAGCGAGTAAGAGATGATGTTGAATGGTTTATTAATAAGTTTGACCATAAATATATTGATGAGCCATGGAAGAATGCGAAAGATTCACTGGTAAGAGCTATGATAAAGGATGGTTCTTATATAGCAGATGAACCAGGAAAAAGGAATAATACAAGATGATAAATAACAGCCCTGTGGTGTGAGATACCGCAGGGCTGTTTGCACATGTAATAATATCTGTTAATACGAAAATGTAACAGAATACATTGTATAATTGTTTCGTATGGTTGTTTTATATGAGTACGAAAGCTGTACACCGGCATTGGAAACAGCGGATTTAATATCAAGTTCGTTAGTTGTTGTGAATTCTATATGCTGGGAACGGCTTTTAATACACCTTAATATATAACGGTCAAGTTCATATTGTGTTCCTGCTGAATGAAGCTTAGCCTGAACAGGATATGTATATATATATCCATTAGCTGGATTAGTTTCGTTGAAATCAGATGTCCATGTATGATCAATTGCCATATCTGAATCAGATATATTGAAGTAACTGTGGTCAATATATTCCTGTGAGCTGCCTACCGGGTCATCCCATGTGACATCTACCTGATACCAGTCATCATCAAGCTTAACAACATTCCATATATGTTGTTCGTTACCAGCCTTTCCGGATATTGTATAATTCTCGATTCCCAACATATCCATAAATGTTTTGAAACTTTCTGTATAACCGCTGCATACAGCCTCACCATTAATCATAGCGTCATAGGCATTAAAAGTTGAACCACCATTATCAATGTACGTTATATGTGATACAAGATAATCGTGGATTGCCAGTTCATTTTCATAATCGCTTCTTGCAGGTGAGGTTACTTCGGCAAGAACTTCTATGTATTTGTTATAGAGTTCAACCTGACGGCTGTTTAACTGGGAAGTGTTTCCTGAATTAAAAGCTTTTATAATTGCATAATTATCCCAGCATTCAAATGTTACAACAAGGTTATAACCATCTTTAATTCTACGGTATTCACATTTTATCTGCTCAATTCCGCTTATTCTTGTCAGCCATTCATTGGCATCTATAAGGTCAGGGTCGGGAACAAATATGTTACATGAAGTCTGGTTATCCGACATTGCTTCTATGATGAAATTAATTATATCTTCTGTGTCAGTTGCTTTATTGTCAAATGCTGTATATGAAATCTCTGTAGAACTGTCAGAGCTGTTATCATTCGTAAACGGTAATGTGCATCCGCATAGGGATGCAAGAATTACGGCTCCGGTTAAAAGAGACGCCCAATATTTTATATGTTTCATGTGTGGTCTCCTGAAAATTCTGTTATAATCATATACGATTGTATAACGAGATAATTGCAAATGTAAAGCATATTTATGGAGGAATTTTATGTCAGATTATAAATTAAAAAATGTATGTGATTTCGACCTGGCACAGACATTGGAATGTGGTCAGTGTTTTCATTTTGTAAAGCTTGATGAAGAGGATTATGTATTGGCTGCAAAGGGGCATGTACTGCATGTGTCACAGGAGGACGATACCGTTACATTCTATGATACGGAAGAAGATGAATATGTAAATGTATGGAAAGATTATTTTGATATGGACAGGGATTATTCGGCAATTAAGAAAAAGCTGCTGGAAAAAGATGATAAGTTAAAAGATGCAATTGAAAGCATGTGGGGAGTGAGGATTCTTAATCAGGATTTTTTTGAAACTCTTATATCATTCATTATATCGCAGAATAAGCAGATACCCCATATTAAGAAGATAGTATCTGATATATCTGCAAAGTTTGGTACATATAAGGGAACATATGGCGGAGTAGATATGTATACATTTCCATCACTTGATCAGCTTGCCAATGCAAGTGAAGAGGACTTTAAAGAGTTAAAGACAGGATTCCGTGCACCTTATATTATGGATGCAATAAGAAGGAATAGGGAAGGTCAGTTTGATAAAAATGAACTTAAGAGCATGGATTATGAATCGTGCATTAAAGAACTTATGACAATAAAAGGTGTTGGAGAGAAGGTTGCCAACTGCGTAAGCCTTTTCGGACTTGGAAAGAAAGAAGCATTTCCTGTTGATGTGTGGATTAAAAGAATTATGGAGACAATGTATTTTGGCGGTGTGGACACTCCAAAGGATAAGATTGCTGCTTTTGCAAAGGAACAGTTTGGGGAACTGGGGGGATTTGCACAGCAGTATCTGTTTTATTATGGGAAATCAATAAAAATGGGTGTTAAATAATAATTATTAATAAAATCTAAAAAATATAATATATTTGAATTAGCTGTTGACAAATAAAAGCGTGAAGTGTTACATTATGTGCAGTGGTTAGCACTCGAAAAGAATGAGTGCTAACAGGAAAATGAATGCTGCCATGAAGGGTTCACTCTCATGTGAAGACAGCGGAATGGAGGAATATATAATGAAATTAGTACCATTAGGAGACAGAGTTGTTATTAAAGCATTAGTTGCAGAGGAGACTACTAAATCAGGAATTGTCCTTCCTGGACAGGCTAAGGAGAAGCCACAGCAGGCAGAGGTTATTGCTGTAGGACCTGGCGGAGTTGTTGATGGTAAGGAAGTTGTTATGCAGGTTAAGCCTGGTGATAAGGTTATTTATTCTAAGTATTCTGGAACAGAGGTTAAACTTGATGAAGATGAGAATCTCATCATTGTAAAGCAGTCTGATATTCTTGCTATCATTGAATAATTGACAATGTCAGTTGCAGATGAGGGCGGTTTGAACATATAAGAAGTATATTTATTTAGGAGGCTATTATTATGGCAAAGGAAATCAAGTACGGAATTGAAGCTAGAAAGGCTTTAGAGGAAGGTGTTAATAAGTTAGCTAATACAGTAAGAGTAACAATCGGACCTAAGGGACGTAACGTTGTTCTTGATAAGTCATATGGTGCACCACTTATCACTAACGATGGTGTTACTATTGCTAAGGATATTGAACTTGAAGATGCATTCGAGAATATGGGTGCACAGCTTGTTAAGGAAGTAGCAGCTAAGACTAATGATGTTGCAGGTGATGGTACAACAACAGCTACTGTTCTTGCACAGGCTATGATTAATGAAGGCATGAAGAACCTTGCAGCAGGCGCTAACCCAATCGTATTAAGAAAGGGAATGAAGAAGGCTACTGATTGTGCTGTTGAAGCTATCGCACATATGAGCGAAAAGGTAACAGGCAAGGATCAGATTGCTAAGGTTGCAGCTATTTCAGCAGGTGATGAAGAAGTTGGACAGATGGTAGCTGATGCTATGGAGAAGGTTTCTAACGATGGTGTTATCACAATCGAGGAATCTAAGACAATGAAGACAGAGCTTGATCTTGTAGAAGGTATGCAGTTCGACAGAGGATACATTTCAGCATATATGGCTACAGATATGGATAAGATGGAAGCAGTTCTTGATAATCCATATATCCTTATTACAGATAAGAAGATTTCTAATATTCAGGAAATTTTACCAGTTCTTGAGCAGATTGTTCAGAGTGGTTCTAAACTTCTTATTATAGCAGAGGATGTTGAGGGTGAGGCTCTTACAACACTTATTGTTAATAAGTTAAGAGGAACATTCAATGTTGTTGCTGTTAAAGCTCCTGGATATGGTGACAGAAGAAAAGAGATGCTTAAGGATATTGCAATTCTTACAGGTGGTCAGGTTATTTCTGAGGAACTTGGACTTGAACTTAAGGATACAACAATGGATATGCTTGGTAGAGCTAAGTCTGTTAAGGTTCAGAAAGAAAATACAGTTATCGTTGATGGCGAAGGTGCTAAGGAAGATATTGATGCAAGAGTTGCACAGATTAAGGCACAGCTTGAGGAGACAACTTCTGAATTTGATAAAGAGAAGTTACAGGAAAGACTTGCTAAGCTTGCAGGTGGTGTAGCTGTTATCAGAGTTGGTGCTGCAACAGAGACAGAGATGAAGGAAGCTAAGCTTCGTATGGAAGATGCTCTTAATGCAACAAGAGCTGCTGTTGAAGAAGGTGTAGTATCAGGTGGTGGTTCTGCTTACATCCATGCTTCTAAGAAGGTTGCAGAGCTTGTTAAGACACTCAGTGGAGATGAGAAGATTGGTGCCCAGATTATATTAAAGGCCCTTGAAGCTCCATTATTCCACATTGCATACAATGCAGGTCTTGAAGGCGCTGTTATCATCAATAAGGTAAGAGAGTCTGAAGTTGGTACAGGATTTGATGCATACAAGGAAGAGTATGTCAACATGATAGATGCTGGTATCCTTGATCCGGCTAAGGTTACAAGAAGTGCATTACAGAATGCTACAAGTGTTGCAAGTACATTACTTACAACAGAATCAGTTGTAGCTAATATTAAAGAAGATACACCAGCCATGCCACAAATGAATCCAGGCATGGGAATGTAATATATATTCTGATAAATAATTTAAAGGTCTACAGAATGAAATCTGTAGGCCTTTATTTTTTTGAATAACTGGAATTTTGAAAGACTTATTATCTAAAAAAGTGAGAAAAATCTAATTTAATCAAATATTTATAAAATATGGATAAAAAATATATAAATATACCAATTTAATGGTAAAAATAGCCAAAAACTATTGCCTAATATTGTACATTTAGTTTAAAAACATTTTTTTACCGTTAATTATTTGGAATAGGGTTTATACTATGGTAAAATAATTGAAACGATTTAAATTATTTTATGGGAATGAAAAAGGAGAAAATAATGAAAGGATTAAAAGATTTTAAAAAGAAATTTTTGGTTGTAACATTAGTGACAGCAGTTACTTTTTCAGGCATAAATCTGCCGGTTACAACAGTTAATGCGGCAACTGCTGTAGCTCCAAGTGTATTATCTTTTGTAGAACAGGATGATAGTACATGCACAATCAAGTGGAGTAGTGTTCAGGGAGCAACTTATAATGTTTACAAGGCTAAAAGCCGTTATGCAACATATAACAAGGTTGCTACAGTAGACACTAACTCATATACTGACACAGCATATGATGGTGAATATTATAAGGTTACATCTGTAGTTAATGGTGTAGAATCTTCTATGTCACTTGCAACATCATATGAAATTGAAACATTTGGTTATAATACTAATATTTTTGAACCAACAGATAACAATTCAGAAATTCAAAGTTACGTAAACAATGTTTATAAGACAACAGAATCAGGTCAGTTTGGTAGTGACAGATATGCATTTCTTTTTGCACCTGGAACATATTCTGACAGCTTAAATGTTGAAATTGGATTTTATACTCAGGTTGCAGGACTTGGATTAACTCCAACAGAAACAACAGTTGGAAATGTTCGTTCTAAGGCTGAATGGATGAAAGGCAGAAAGTATGATGGTGGTGTAAACTATAATGCATTATGTAACTTCTGGCGTTCAGTAGAAAACTTAACAACAACATCTAAGTCTACAATTTGGGCTGTTTCTCAGGCAACATCAATGAGAAGAATGAATATAAAAGGAAATTTATATTTACATCAGGATGGCGGTTATGCCAGCGGTGGTTTCCTTGCAGATACAAAGGTGGCAGGAACAGTTTCAGGTGGTTCACAGCAACAGTGGCTTACAAGAAACTCTGAAATGAGTAATTTTGAAGGTGTTGTTTGGAACAATGTTTTAGTTGGGTGTGGCAGCAACGTTAAAGGAGTGGAAAAAGGCTGGCCATATGCAGCTAACACAGTAGTAGAAAAAACTCCTGAAGAAGTAGAAAAACCATTCCTTACAGTAAATGACGGTAAATACAGTGTTTTTGTTCCTAAAGTAAAAAACAATACAGTAGGTGTTTCATGGTCAGGGGATAAGGTTGACGGTGAG